CTTCTCCAACATTGACTGCTGGTGTTAATGCTTGGACATTCGCTACTACAGGCACTCAAACAATTACAACTAATGGCAAGACGCTTGATTTTCCCATCACTTTCAATGGCATAGGCGGCACTTGCAGACTGCTCAGTGCCTTGACCTTGGGATCAACACGCACACTTACCCACACCAACGGTACGTTGGACCTCAACGGTTTTACACTGACCACTGGCACGTCCTACACGACTGCCGCAGGTACCAAGAACCTGACGTTCAATGGTGGCACTTTAACATGTCCCAGCTCAGGCGCGACCTCCTTCAATAATGCTGCACCAACTGGTTTCACCACCACTGCGGGTACTGGTACGGGCACCATTAACATGACGTCGGCAAGCGCCAAGACCTTTGTGGGCGGTGGGTCAACTTACAACTGCACACTTAATAATGGGGGTGCGGGTGCGCTTACCATTACCGATAGCAACACGTTCATCACGCTTGCCAACAGCGTCCAACCTACCACGTTCAGTTTCACGGCTGGCACCACCACAACTCTGACCAACTGGAACATCAACGGGACCGCAGGCAATTTGGTGACTATTCAAAGTGGCACAGCGGCTTCTCACACGCTGTCCAAGGCAAGCGGCACTGTTAACGCCAATTATCTTTCCATCAGCTACTCTAACGCAACTGGAGGAGCAACTTGGTATGCTGGAGCAGCTTCTACAGATGGCGGAAATAACAGTGGTTGGATATTTGCAAATGCTCCTGTGATTGGATATAGTTGGGGTTGGATTATTGGGTAATTTTATAAATAGATTCACAACGGAGTATCATTATGGAACAGATTTATACAGCTATTCAAGCCGCCGCCGATCAGGACGCAAACTCATTTCGCGACGCTATCGGAGCCGCGCTTGCAGCTAAGATCGAAGACGCGCTTGAGCTGAAGAAGGTTGAAATCGCTTCAAATATGTTTAACCCACAGCAGGACGAAGAGCTCGCAGCCGAGCAGGAGATTGAGACAGATGAAGACATTCAGACAACTGCGTGAAGCTCTGGCTAAGGAAGAAAATCCTGAGGCAAAAGCTCTGCGTCCTCGCGCACAGGGCGAACAAGATTTTTACGATGCACATACGCGCAACGTAACAGATTATCCAGTATCCAGCAAGGGCGGAGAAACTAAACTAGCTGATCATCAGCCAAACAATGGTGATCGCGGACCTATCAAGCAAGGTACTTCAGACCTTAAAGATCAGTCTGGTTTCAAGGGTAGCAAGACTCCGCTCACTCGCGCTGACAAGACACAAGGCGACATGAAGCCACTAAAGACATCTCCTTCATCTGTTCAAGCCCCATCATTTGGTGAATCAGTTTTCATCAATGCTCCAGTCATCAGTGAGTCGGATGAAGACGTGATGGAATTTGAACTTATGAACGGCGACGTTATCGAAATCAACGCCGACATCTACAATTCTATTCACGAAGTGTTCCATAGATTGACCACAGGTAATCAAGCCGTATTCAAAGCAGCTGTTAACGAGAGCGTCGATTCATTCGAGCGCATCCTCGATTTCGTTGCTGACATAATGAGCGAGGATGAGTAATGGCCGCTGAAGGAATTGTAAATAAACACGTCAAGGGCGGTTGGTTCATCGCTAAGTTTAATGCAAGTGGTTTCATTAAAAGAAATCATCCAACGCCTACAATTGGTGCTAACTCTGCGGGTGAAAACGTTACTCGCATGAACATCGTTTCTGCTGAGTGGTCGTGTGGTAACAACGTGTATTGGCAAGTTCAGCGCGGCGCAAACACAATCCTACTGTTAACAGACGGTCAGCATGTCATGGATATGTCAGACTCGCGCCTTATCGACAATGGTGATGCGGAAGCAACATCAAATGTAGTAGTAACAAAAGTTGGTTCTGGCCCTGCTACACTTATTCTTAAGTTGCATAAGACAACATCAATCAGTGGAGGCTCGCAATACTAATGAAACTCATCTGCGAAGTCAATGAAGACTTAAAAATCATCACAGAATCTAATGAAGCAGGTGAAAAGCAGTTCTTCCTTGAAGGTATCCTCATGCAGGGTAATCTTAAGAACAAGAACGGACGTATCTATCCAACACAAACTCTAGCCAACGAAGTTGCACGTTACAATCGTGAGTTCGTTGAGCAGAATCGCGCTTATGGTGAGCTTGGACATCCACAAGGACCAACCATCAATCTCGAGCGCGTATCACACATGATCAAGTCTCTGCGCCAAGAAGGTGATAACTTCATCGGCAAAGCAAAGATCATGGATACTCCATACGGAAATATCGTAAAGAATCTTATGAAGGAAGGTGCCAAACTGGGCTTTTCTTCTCGCGGTATGGGATCACTCGTTAAGAAGGGTGATATCATGGAAGTCCAGAATGACTTCCATCTCGCTACCGCTGCGGATATCGTTGCTGATCCATCGGCTCCACAAGCTCTTGCTAACGGAATCATGGAAGGTAAGGAATGGGTTTGGGATAACGGCATCCTTGTAGAAAAGGATGTGGCTCAAATTAAGAATGATATTAATGAGGGATACGGCACAAGGGAAAATCGTGAAACGGTTCTTCTGAATGCATTTAATAAGTTCCTTAAGAATATCTAAATGGCGTCGTTTTTATAAATAAACTAGAAGAATCTTCTAATAACCCTGAGGAGAATATCAATATGTCAGGTCAGGATACTAACGTCGAAAAGCTCGACGTGCAAGAAGCAAAAAAGGCGAGCTACGGCGTTAACGCTGAGATCGCTGACCCTACTGGAGTTCAAGCATCAGTTCCTGGTGGTGTAGCTCAACAGGGTGAGAAGTCTGGGCCTATGACTCAGGGTTCAGGTATTAAGCCTTATACAAAGGTAGGCATGATCAATGCTATGGTTCAGGCTCTTGGTGGCATGAAGAAAGCAGAAGTATCATCCATGTACGACAAGTTCAAGGGCGACAAGACAAACCCAACTCAGGGTTCATCTGTTGATCCAAAGCAGCGTTCAATCGGTGAGTCAAAGGTTGTTCGTGTTTCAGCTGAAGATATCGATGTTTCAGATGACATCAAGGCAATCTTCGCTGGTACAGAAGTTTCTGAAGAGTTCATCACAAAGGCAACAGAAGTTTACACAGCTGCTATCCTTTCAAAGGTAAACGAGCAGCTCGAAGCAGTTGATGCCAAGTTCGACGAGTCATTGTCAGAAGAAGTTTCAACAGTCAGCGAAGAACTCGTTGAGCGTGTTGATACCTATCTCGACTACGTTGTTGAGCAGTGGATGGACGCAAACTCAGTCGCTATTGAGCGTGGTCTCAAGGCTGAAATCGTCGAGTCATTCATGTCAGGCCTGAAGGGTCTGTTTGAGTCACACTATATCGACATTCCAGAAGACGCAGTTGACGTAGCTGAAGAGCTGGCCGATAAGGTTGATGCTCTTGAGTCAGCGATCAACGAAGAGATCGAAAAGAATATTGAGCTTTCAAACAAGCTCAAGAACTTCGAGCGCGAGTTCGCGTTCGCAGAAGTTTCAGAAGGCCTGACAGATACGCAAGTAGCAAAACTGCAGTCACTTTCTGAAGCAGTCGAGTTCGAAGATGTTAAGACATACAAGAGCAAGATTGCTACCCTTCGTGAGAGTTATTTCCCAACAAAGGCTTCGGCCGGGTCTTTGACAGAATCAGTAACTCTCGATGAGGAACCAGTGGGCGACGACGTTGCCGAAAAGCAGGTTCCAGTTGAAATGGCTGCTTATATGTCCGCGATCACTCGCGGAATCAAGAAGTAATATAGTTTTTAAGGAGAATTAACATGCAATCTCTGAATGAAACCGTTCAGAAGAAGTGGCAGCCAGTCCTGGAACATCCTGATCTGGCTCCCATTAAGGATACACACAAGCGTAGCGTAGTTGCACAACTTCTGGAAAATCAGGAACGTGCTGCTCGTGAAGACGGATTTGGTTCGGGCGGATATCGCGCTCCAGGTCTCCTGGGCGAAGCTGCTCCAACCAATGCTATGGCAGGTTCATCTTCAACAGCTGGTGACGGCTCGATCGATACTTTCGATCCAGTTCTGATCTCGCTCGTTCGTCGTTCGATGCCTAACCTGATCGCATACGACATCTGCGGCGTTCAGCCAATGACAGGTCCAACAGGCCTGATCTTCGCAATGCGTTCACGTTTCACGACTCAGGGTGGTGCGGAAGCTCTCTTCAACGAAGCTAACACAACTTTCTCTGGTTCAGCTGCTGGTAACACTGCTTCGCGCTTTGTTGTTGGTAACGCTTCGTCAGGTCGTTCGCAAGAAACTAACGATCCAACACTCCGCGCATCTGCTGCTACAACAGGTTCGTATACTGTTTCGACAGGTATGTCCCGTGCTCGCGCAGAAGCTCTGGGCGATGGTTCAGCTAATGCGTTCCAAGAAATGGCATTCAGCATTGAGAAGGTAGCCGTTACAGCAGTATCGCGCGCCCTCAAGGCAGAATACACCATGGAACTCGCTCAGGATCTCAAGGCCATTCATGGTCTCGACGCTGAGACAGAACTGTCAAACATCCTCGCTGCTGAAATCCTTTCGGAAATCAACCGCGAAGTCGTTCGTACAATCAACTACACCGCTGCTGCTGGTGCTCAGGAAAACGTAACAACTGCTGGTACGTTTAACCTGGACGTTGACTCAAACGGACGTTGGATGGTCGAGAAGTTCAAGGGTCTCCTGTTCCAGATCGAACGCGAGTCTAACCAGATTGCTAAGTCAACTCGTCGCGGCAAGGGTAACGTTCTGATCTGCGGATCTGACGTTGCATCAGCTCTTCAGATGGCAGGCGTTCTGGACTACACTCCAGCTCTTGCTAACAACCTCAATGTTGACGATACAGGCAACACCTTCGCTGGTGTTCTCAACGGACGTATCAAGGTCTATATCGACCCATACTTCGCTTCGTCAGCTGGCAAGCAGTATTTCACACTCGGCTATAAGGGCTCTTCTGCCTTTGACGCTGGTCTGTTCTATTGCCCATACGTTCCACTCCAGATGGTTCGTGCTGTTGGTCAAGACACCTTCCAGCCAAAGATCGGCTTCAAGACACGTTACGGAATGGTTGCAAATCCATTCGCAACGTCTGCAGCCGACGGCGTTATTGGTGCTCCAAATACCAAGGGCAACAACGTCTACTACCGCTTCGTGCAGGTTACAAACCTCATGTAAGAATAACCCTCCATGTGGGAGGGGTAAAGAAGACGGGTTCAAACCGCAAACTTGGGGGATCTTCGGATCCCCCTTTTTTGTTATAAATAATGATATGAGCGCAGTAGAAAACTTACCATCTAACATCAACTTTCTTGGGCAGAACGGTTTTCGATTTGCGATCAAGAGACTTCCTGGCGTAAACTACTTCTGTCAGGGAGCAACTCTACCTGCCGTTTCAATGACAGCTATCGAAAGCCCGACACCTTTCGCGTTCATTCCACGCCCTGGCGATAGACTGACATACGATCCGTTAGTCATTCGCTTCAAGGTAGACGAGGATCTTACCAACTACTTCGAGATTCAGAAATGGCTTGAAGGACTAGGGCATCCAGACAGCTTAAATCAAACTCGCGAGCTTTCAAAGAATATCAATAACAATTTGATTGCTGGAACACGTCAAGTTGGATACTACACTACTTTCGTATCAGACGCCACACTTTCTATTCTCACAAGTGCTAAAAACGTCAATAGAAACATATTCTTTTACGATTTGTTCCCAATCAGCCTGACGGAACTCAGTTTCGAGTCTACCAACACTACGATAGAATATCTTGAAGCGACAGCCACGTTCCGCTATCGTAAGTATGCGCTAGAAGAGTAATATATCCCTGCGTAACACAGTCATTATATGGTACGAATCGTCGGTTGTCAAGAACAAAATAAGTCTTGACAACTAACCCTCTATACGGTATGATTATCCTATGAAATTAGAAGATATTTACGCCATGTGGGAAGCTGATTGCAAGTATGATGATCTCAACTTGGATAAAGACTCCCTCAACATCTCATCCCTCCACGCCAAATACAATCGCTTGCTGAGTGAAATGCGCAGCCAGTTGCGTTCTGCTGTCATAAAGAAGAAGTCTCACTACAGCACGCTCCGCGACTACTATCTTGGCAATCTCAACAATCCAGAAGATCTAGAACGCATTGGGCGTGGTCCGTTCCTGAACAAAGTTCTCAAGAATGAAGTGCAGGGTTATATTGATTCTGATGGTGAGTTAGTTCGCATGGATGAGCGTATAGCTTTGCTCGAAGAAAAGGTCGAAGTGATCGTTGAGATCATGAAGTGTATCCATAAGCGTGGATACGATATCAAGTCCGCCATAGAGTGGAGAAAGTTTACGAATGGATTTTGATTGATGGTAAAATTCGACTGATTATAAATAAACTTATGGAAACGTATAATTTTGCACAATCAGTATCAAACGCTCTAGGATTAGAGTTTACTCCTATATCAGATCAGGATTTAGAAATACCACATAGGTTTGACCCAACTATATCTAGAGAAGAAGCATTGAAAAGAAATAGTGAAATTGTTGTCTGCGATAGATGTGGCGTTTCGGGTAATAGACCTAATATGATTCGCTGGCATTTTGAGAACTGTAAAACTTCACTTAGAACTTGCGAACAATGTGGGGAAACTATTTCCAGACAAGGTATAAAAGATATACAGTATAAAGTAAAAAAGTATTGCAATAGGAAGTGTTATATGGAATACAAGAAAGGTAAAGCACCACTTGTTATGACCAAAGAAATACGAGAAAAACTTTCTGTCCATGCTAAGAAAAGAGAACAAGCTAAAAGAAACTTGAGGATCAAATGTGAGTGATATGATTCTTCATAAAATTGATGAAGCATGGTTGAGAGTAGAAGCCGAACCAAGTGTGTTTCGTGAGCTACAAGACTACCTAACATTTGACGTTCCTGGAGCAAAGTTTTCACCCAAATACAAGGCTAAAATCTGGGACGGCCGCATAAAACTTTTAGACGGCAGAACTGGAAAATGTTACGCTGGTCTCGTTCAGGAAGTATCTACATTCTGTGAGGAACGTGGATATATCCTAGAGATCGATCCTGAATTGACTATGACCGAGGAGTTCTCCCTTGCAGAAGCTAAAGAGTTCGCAGACACACTCAATCTTCCGTTCGTGCCTCACGATCATCAGCTACGCGCTTTTGCTCTCGCTGTTCGTAACAGTCGCGGTATTCTTATCAGTCCTACTGCTAGTGGCAAGTCTCTGATCGCGTATCTTATCTCAAGGTTTTATCATGACAACTTCAAGAGTCGTACTCTTATTCTTGTGCCAACTATTTCTCTCGTCCATCAGCTACGTTCTGATTTTTCTGATTATGGTCTTGAAGTTGATAGCTACATTCATTGTGTCTTTGGTGGACAGGATAAACTCGTCGATAAACCAATTATCATATCAACGTGGCAATCGATTCACGAACTTCCTAAGTCGTATTTCGAACATTTTAACTTAATCATTGGTGACGAAGCGCATCTGTTCAAAGCGCAGTCACTGACTAAGATTATGACTAACGCAACAGAAGTTAAGTATCGTTTTGGTATGACAGGAACGTTGG